CCAATCTGTTTCTGATAAATATCCTGCTTGTTGTGCTTTAACTTTTTGTATAGCATTATATTTTAAACCTCTTGTAATTATTTGATTACCATCTTTATCTTTTAATTTATTACCATCTTCATCTACTGCATCAACATCTTCTAAAGCTTTATCAGCAGCTTTAACTCCAATAGTTCTTATAACACTATTACCATCTCCTGCGATTGCATCTGAATGATTTTTTTCTATATAATAATTAGTATTAAGATGCGATCCTGAAATAACTACAGGTACAATACCTAAATCTTTACGTTGTGCATCTGTCCATATTGTAAATATTTGAGAAGAATAACGTACATTATTTAATACTATAGATTGTTTTCTATTATAATATTCTACTATTTTATTATCTTCTATTCGTGCCCACATATTTTATTCCTATCTTGCTGTTGCGTATTTAAATGGGTTATGTGCCATTGCTAAGTATACAAATGTTGTTGCTTGGTTATAATTTGAATCTGATGCTCTCATTTTTACTCCATTTGATAATATATCTATACTATCTGAACTGTAACTTTCTTCTGCGTTACTATGATTTGGATATAAAGTTTTATTAGCTACATTATAAGGAGATCTTTTAATATCTTGTATTCTCCAATTTCCTTGTAATAAAGGTTTGCACATAAAAAATTCAGGTTTGAATCCAGTATAAACAAATGTCCCATCTGCATTCGCATTGCCAACGTATGATCCTGTTTTGATATAACCCTCACAATTTGCAAAACAATAAACAATTATACTTTCACTTGCACCATTATTATTATTACCATCTACTGTAAATACAGTTGAAGTAGGCATAACACCACCCCAACCTTTATATGATTGATTAGTATAAAGTTCAGCATCACTATTTAAAACTAATGAATTACTAGCAGCATTAGAACCACCTATAGAATAACTTCCATAATCACTAAAAAATACAGACCATTCATCAGCTTTATCATAATTTTTTAATATCATACAAGTTGGAGCAGAACTTAATCCATGTCCTATAGTTTCTGCATTACCCCATGAATCATTTTGTCCTTCAAATTTTACAATAGAAAAATGTCCAGATGGATCTACTTGTACTGTAGAATCTGTTGAACCATTACTATTTGTAGATGTTGTTCCACCATTTGCTCTCCATGTCCAAGCTACATGCAAACCACCAGAATTTGTATCATTAGTATATAAGTTACTACTTGCACCTAAAGTAAAACCATCACTACCTACTGCTGATATATCTTGTCCACTAGATGTTTTATCTACTTGTGCAGCAGTTGTATTTGAAAATAATCTATATCCTCCATTAGATGTTATACCTCTTGTTGTATCATATAATCTATTAGAAAAAGCACTACTTCTAGCTTTAAACCATACCCAATCTGGTTGAAATCCTAATCCTGTAATAGCACGACTAGTAGTACCATCACCTGTCCATATAGTAGCACCAAACAATTTCTGTGGATAATTATCATCAGTTTGTGCAGGATCTACTGCATCTGCTACTGGTTGATTACCAGAACATAATGCTAAAAATCCTGAAGGCACAGAATATTTAAAGTTACCATAACCTGTTCCATCACTATTTCCACCTGCTGTAACATTTCCAGCAAAAGTACCCTCTTGTCCAAAATTAAGAATTGTACTACATGGACCACTTCCTCCTGTATAACCCATATAACAAAAGAACTCTTCATCAAGAGTAGATATACTTATAGTTCCTTGTCCAGAACCATTTTTATAAAACTGTAAAGTATCAGCATCTCTATCAACAGCAATACTTATAATATCACCTGTAGTATAAGTATCACCATAAGATGCCCTAGTGCCTTTTAATATACTATTTCCATTAATAGAATAATAAACAAGTCCTAAATTATTTGATTCTTGATTAATAGTAAGGTCAGTATTTGCAGGCATAACTCCTATATACACTCCATGAGCTGAAGCTATATTGTCAACATCAACTTCCCAATACCATTTACCAGTTACTGGAACTTGCCAATTAGTCATAATTCCATTATCATCTGAAGTTAATGTAGCTTTTAAATTACCTTCTGCAAGAGCTAAACCAGTAGGTGGTTTTAATAAAGGATTGTATGTAGGAAAATTACCACCATTAGAATCAGAGTTGAAGGTAGGAGTATCTAACATTTGATCGTGTGCTGCTAAATCAATAGTAGTCCAATCATTATTATTTCCTGATGAATCATTACCTAAATCACTACTAGATTCAAATTTAAGATAAAAACCTAAAGTTCCATAAGCACCATCAGATGTATCATATTCTTTAGGAATCCACACACCATTTTTAGTTTCACCAAAAGATGAAGGAGTTAAAGAAGTTCCATCAATATAGTGCATTTCTGCTACATTAGAATATAATCCATAAGAACCATTATGGTATCTAAATAAATACCAACTTCCTGCATTACCAAAACCTGCTGCTGATGAATAACTACTTCTATTATCTGTAGCATAAGACATTTCTGTTCCATTAACATAAAATTTTAATCTTTCTGAAGCTGTAGCATTATCCATATCTGCACGAACTACAAAATGATACCATGCTGCAGGATCACGAAATAAATTTGTACTACATAAAATTTTATTACCAGAACTTGAATCAACTAAACATAAAGCATCTCCACCTGTTCCTGCACTTGCAGTAGGATCAGCAAAATATAATTCATTTAAAGAAGAATTATCTGTACCATCTCTAGCATCTATAACATCCATAGGTTGATTATGACCTGGAGGTCTACCTTTTTGCCACCATGATAAAGTAAAATGCTCATCATCTCCATCACTACCAGAATAAGTTTTACTAAAACCAGAAGTTCTTAAAGGTAGTCTTAAACTATTAGCTATTTGGTAACTATAAAAATCACCACCACCTGCACTTGCTGCTGCTGCTGCAGCTCCCATTAAATTATTTTGAAATACACCCATTATGCATACGCCTGTGAAATTATCATTTGAATATCTCCACCTACTCCATCACTTGAAGCAGAAACTATTATGTAATCTAATCTATCTACAGCACCATTAGCTGTTGACATGGTTGGATCTGTACCACCTATAAACTTGAAGTCTGCATGATAAGCCATTGTACCACTTCCTCCACTTTGTGTCAAGAAAATACTTCCTGTTTGTCCATCACGACAACCAATAGGTTGAGCTAAAGTATGAGCTGCTGTAACTGTTGTACTAAAGTTTTGACATGCACCAAAGTTTAATGATACAGATGTTACACCATTAATAGCTGTTGCACATACAACTGCTGCAGCACTTTTAGTTAATTGTAATTGACCTTCTAAACTTGTATTACCTGATACTCTTACAGTTCCTAAGAAACCAGAGTTACCAGTTATTGTTGTAGTACCTCCTACTTTTAATGTAGAATTAATTGAAGCTGTACTTTGTAAATGTGTTGCTCCTGTAACTGTAAGTGTATCATCTATAATTACTGCACCTTCTAATGAAGTAGCACCTGATACTCTAACAGTTCCTAAGAAACCTGAATTACCTGTGATAGTTGTAGTACCTGTTATTTTAGCAGTACCACCTACTGATGCATTACTATTAACATCAAGTGTACTACCCATACTTACTGCACCTGCTATAGTTACATGACCACCTACATTTATGTCTCCAGATACAGATACATCTCCATCAAATGTAGCATTTCCTATAACTGTAACTGTACCACCTACATAAAGATTACCACCTACTGTAGCATTATCAACTGATATATCTCCTGATATAGCTATAGGTACATTAGTAAGATTAGCACCATCTCCATAGAAAGCACTAGCACAAACTTTAGCATTTGCAGCTTGTACATTAGCACCACTTATAGTAACTGTTCCACCAACTACTAAACCTCCTGATACAGATACATCATCTTCAAATTCTGCTTTACCTGTTGCTAAGAATGTACCACCTATAGATGTATTACCTGTAACATCTAATGTACTTCCTAATGAAACAGCACCAGCTATAGTTACGTGTCCACCTACATTTATATCACCTGATACTGAAACATCACCATCAAAAGTTGCATTACCAGTTATAACTGCAGTACCTCCTAATGAAGTATTACCTGCAACATCTAATGTACCACCTATTGTTGTATTACCAGATACTCTAGCTGTAGTTAAAAATCCTGCTGCACCACTTACTGTAGCTGTTCCTAATAAATTAACTGCACCACCTACTGATAAAGCTCCTCCAACTGACATTGCTCCTACAACTGTAGCAGTTCCACCTATTACTGCATTACTATTTACAGATAACGTACTTTGTAAATGTGTAGCTCCTGCTATTGTAGTTGTTGAACCTACATATAATGTACCACCAATAGTTGCATTATCAACTGATATATCTCCTGATATAGCTACAGGTACATTTGTTAGGTTAGCTCCATCACCATAAAAAGCTGAAGCACATACTTTTGCATTTGCTGCTTGTACATTAGCTCCTGATATAGTTACTGTACCACCTACAACTAAACCACCAGATACTGATACATCATCTTTTATATGTGTTTCTCCAGCTATTGTAACTGTACTATTAAATGTTGCAGCACCATTAACTGATAGTGTACTTTGTAAGTGTGTAGCACCTTCTACTGTTGCAGTACTTGCAAAGTTAGCAGCTCCACCTACACCAAGTGTTCCTGTTAATGTAGTATTACCTGCTACTGTTAAAGTAGATCCTAAATGTACAGCACCTCCTACAGATAATGTACCTCCTATTGAAGCATTACTTGCAACTGTAGCTGTACCTCCTACTGCTAAATTACCTACTAATACTGTATTTCCAGAAACACATACGTCATCATCAAATTCAGCTTTTCCTGATACTGTTAAAGTAGATGCTAAATTTACTGCTCCTCCTACAGATAAAGCTCCACCAATAGTTGCATCATTTGTAACTCTTAATGTAGATACAGATACATCTCCTGATGTAGGAACATTAGTTAAATTAGAGCCATCTCCAAAGAATGCTGATGCACATACTTTATCTGCAATAACTCCAGTTGCTGTAACATTAGTAACATTAAAACTTTCAAAAAAAGCTGCAGATGCACATACAGCACCACCTATAAATAAATCACCAGATACTGAAGCATCTTCTGTTACTCCAAATTTACCTGCAACATTTACAACTGATGTAGATATTTGTAATGCTGAATTAGTACCATCACCTGATTGTATATTTTGTAAATCACCTGTAACACCAGTATTACCACTTACAGCTACTTTTAATAACTCTTTATACGTTTGTGAAACTTGTTTTCCTGTTAGTGTACTCATTTAATGCTCCTATACATTAGCCCAAAATCTTATTGTGCTATCATCCCAATCAAAACTTGCTTGTTCCCAATCTAAATTTCTACCACCTGTATCAGGTCTTGGATCTTTTACTACTGGATTATCTCGTACATCTGGTATTCTATTTTGTGGATGATTTTTTAAATCATAATTACCATCAAAATCTAAAGGACCAACTAACATGCCATAACTATTTAAACGCATGTCTTTTCTGTCATAAACAAAACCACTTATATCACACATAGCTTTGACTTTACGATTAGATGCCATTAAATATATCCTATTCTAGGTTTAATAAACAAACTTGCTCTTTCTCTATCTTCTTCCATAGCATATCCTAATTTTTCTTCATAGTTTGCTTTTAACATTTGTACTCTATCCATAGGTATGCCAGGTCTTTTCATTGCTAATTGATATGATAAACCACATGTTAATGCTGGTAAAAATCTTTTAGGCATATCTGCATTTTGTCCTGCAGATTTATCTACATCTTCTAATTGATTAAACTTTTCTATATTTAAAACACCAGTAGAATTATCTGGAGTTGGATATAACATTACAGTAGGATTACTACGACCACGTTGTACAGCATATTGTGTTGGTCTACCTGCTTGATTTTTATTAGGTAAGTTATGATACTCTTCTCTTGATATTCTTTCTAATGCTATATCAGTTCCTGATACACTTGTTGCATATGTAATAGCTAATGCATCTATTGTAGAATCTGATAAAGATACTGAAGCTACTGTATCAGCTACAGTTACTACAGTTGTATTTATAGACCATAAACAAATACCTCTATTCTGCCAATCAGTTAGCATTAAGTTAATTGATCGTCTAGCAGAAGCAGGTGTATGACCTAATGTTTCTTCTCCACCAATCATTTCACTAGCTTCTTGAATTACTTCGTCTATATCTAAATTAAAATTATATGTACCTGATGTTGCCATTGTTTAACCTTTAATCATAACAAGATGCTACAAGAAGTGAACCACCACTCTTAGCAGCAAATGTTTTTACGTTTGTTGGTTTACCACCTACACCTTGAGCTTTAGATCTTTTTCTTTTTACTGCAGATGTTTTTTGTGATGTAGACATTCTTTTTGCTTTTGCTAATGGAACACATTTAGGATACTTACGTTTAGAACCTTTAGTAGATTTTCTACCACAAGGTTGATACTTACCATCTTTTTTAGGTGCTCCTATATCTACCCACTTTTCTTTTACCCATTTACGTAAGCCACCACCTTTAGCTTTCTTAACTTTCTTTTTACCACCTGGTTTTACTTTACCACTACATACTGCTGATGCATACATATTTGCATATGCTGATGGATATACATCAAACTTTCTTTTAGCTGCAGCTTTTCCTTTAGGACAAAGTTTTGCCATTATTTCATTTTTTTTGCTAAGTTAGTTAAATATTTAGCTTGAGCTGCGTGCATTTTTGATGCTTTATTTAAAGCAACAGTAATTTCTTTTAACTTACTTTTTACTTTACCACCATCTTTAGCATATCCCATTTTATTTCTAACTTTAGTAGGTAATTTTTTTAGTCCAGGGTTATTAGGTTTTTTTAACATTTCCATCTCTTTCTTGCTTGTCTTAATCTTGAGTTAGGATTCTTAGCTGCTTTAGGAAACTTCTTCATTTGTCCTGCAGATCTTGCACAGTAACTCTTTCTCCTTTTAGCAGCTTTACTACCTGGTTTAACTTTACCTGTTACAGCAGTCTTTAATTTACTACCAGGATTTTGTCTACGATATTTAGCAACACCTTTAGCTGAAAGACCTGCACCTTGTTTAGTTGGTCTTTTATAACCACCTTTAATAGTTAAACCTTTCATATTACTTTTTTTACGTGTTGCCATTATTTCTTAACTAAGCTTCCACCAAAATACAAACCAATAATAGCTGACATTAAGTGTGTATCAAGAGGTGTAATAACTACACCATTAAATAATCTATCCATATAGACTTCTTGTTTATCTATTAAGAACCAGAAGCCACCTTTAAATTCTGTCCATGTAAGAACAACACCAACATCTGTAAAGACAGGAACAAGTTTAGGATATGCAATAATAAAGAAGACTGCAGTTAATGCAATAATTCTTCTTGTCCATTGAAATCCTTTATTGTCAAACTCTCTAGCTTTACCAACTTCTGCCATTTGAAATTTATCTCTAGCAAGAAGCATCTTTTGTTGGTCTTGTTTATTTTTAGTTGCTTGACTCCACATTGACATGACTCCACCTAAAAGGCTAGAGCCAAGCATTGTAATCATTTCAACTGGTAAACCACCTAACATATATTACTCTTTTCTTAAACTTTTTAAAAAATTTATAATCTTATTTAATATTTTATTTCTCATTTTTTAATCTTTCCACCATACATTTTTTGTACTAAGTTTTGACCTGAGTTATCTACTTTGTAGACTTTACCACCCATAGGTTTTTTGTGGACTTTACCACCATACATTTTTTTCTTCATTGGTTTACCATACATCATTGTTTCTTCCTTTTTAAATTTTTTATAAACATCTGGCTCATTAATAGCTAGATATGTTCTTTGTTTCTTAGACTTAAAAGGCACTACTTATAACCTTTACCATAACCACGTAATGCAGCTCCTACTCCACGAGGTTTACCTATTTGACCTCCAAACTTTCTTTTAACTACACCACCACGTTTTCTAATTTCTCCTGTAAACTTTGCTTGTTCTCCTGCATCTTTAGGTATAGAAGATTTTTTTATACCCATTGTTTCTGCAACATTTTCTTGAGAATCTGCATATTGTTTTGTAGAAACTAATTGACCTTTTTTATTTACTCTAGCAAATCCTTGATTAATTAATCTACGTCTTTGAGCAGCAGAAGCTTTTTTAAATCCAGCTCTATCTTTTACACTTTCATCCCAAGGTGGAATTTGTTTTGATACAGGTCTACCAAGATCATCTACATCTGTTAATCTTTTTAAATCACGTTCTTCTTTAATACCAGAAGCTACTAATCTTTTTATTTCTTTTTCATCTTTACTATTCCCTAATTTATTAGCTGCTTCCATTAATGCTTTTTGTTTAGCAGTTATAGGTCCTTTAGCTTTTTTTTGAGCTACATTTTTAGCTTTAGTTTTTAAAGAGTCTTTTTGTTTATCAGTAAGAATATATTCTATTACATCTCCTGATTTACCTTTACCTTTTTTAACAGTTTTAGTAGGAGAAACTTTTAGCATATTAGCTAATGCTTGTAATCCTTTTGTAGCTCCTTTTATAATTGGTGCTGCTGCCATTTACTTTACTCCAATAACAGGTGAACTTTTAACTCCACCTATGTCAAATGATTCTCCTTGAGGATAGTCTGCATCAGATACAGCTTCAATAGGTCCTTTAACTTGTGGTCCTTTACGAGCTGCACCAAAGCCTTGACCTGTAGGTTTACCACTTGTTACGCTAGAATCTTTAGGTTCTAAACTAGATGGAAATCTACCTTGTCCTCCAGTAATAAAATCTTTACTCATTTTTTTCTCCCTTTAGTTTTCTTTTTCTTTTTGTTTGGTTTAGTTATTTGTTGTCTTATATTAGATCTACTTAATGCCATTAGTTAGCACCTTGTATAACTGGATTAGGTCCACCTGCAGGACTATTAGCTGATTGCATATCATCTTGTCTAGTGCGTCTTGCTTGATTACGAAGAGCATCTATAGAATTTTTATATTTAGCTTCCCATGATTGAACGACTTGAAAATCTTTTATAAAATAATTAGCTTCAATCATACATGCATTAAATAAAGCATTATAACAATTTTCACTAAAGTAATTAGAAGTTGTAGCACTTGTATCTGTAGCACTAGCTAAACCTAAAGGTTGTTTTGTATATTGTATTTCACCTGCTAATGTAGAAGTAGGTGTAGGTACTACGTAAATTTGTGTATTTGT